TCTTCAGCGCGATGAAGCGGGTGTTCTTCACGCTGGTCGCGGTACGATCCCAGTTGGCGGCGAGCGCCAGCTCGGCGTCAGTCGCAAACTCGCCGGCGGTGCTGGCGTCGAGCCAGCGGAAGCCGGTGGTGTGCGGCACGAAGTGACGCCGGGAGACCATCTCGGTCACGCCGCCGCCATGGCCCTGACGCGGCTTCCGGTCAAACTCCAGCGGGCCGCCTTCGGTGGCCACCGGAAGCTCGTTCCAGATGATCGCGTTACGCTTGAACATGAAGGCCGTGTACTCGCCGACGGACACCGGAATGTCGTCGTCGACGATCGCCCGCAGCCCCTGATAGTAGGGCAGCAGCATGCCACCCTGCTCGCTGACCGGCACGTAGTCGATCAGGTCGGCGAGCTTCAGGACGCGCATCTGCTTGGAGTGCATCCAGATGGCGCTGAAGTCGTCGGCCCGGTCGCCGTGCAGGTAGGCCGCCTCGATGATGTCGGTGTCGGCGATCGAGGCGTTGGTGTCGCGGACCATGTCGCCGCTGTCGTTGGCGATGTTGTCCGCGATGATGCCTTGCAGCATGGCGATCAGGGTTTTCTTGTGGGCCCGCTGCCAGTAGTCGGTCTGTCGGCGGATGATGACCTTGAGCGGGTCGTCACCGGCGAGCACCGCGGTCAGGTCGGGAACGCCCCAAGCCTGCGCACGGATATGCCTTGCGGCAACTTCGCGGCGAGTGCCGATCTTCTTCATCTCGATGCTGTCGGTCTCGTCATCGTTGACGGGCTCGGAAGCATCGTTGCCGAGGTCCTTCCACCCGGGCATGTCGACAGAACGCCCACCCATCGAGAGCTTGCTGGAGATGGAGCTGTCGGCGTAGAGAACGCCGGCCTGAAAGATGTCCATCTTCTGAACATGCTCTTCGAAAGAGTAGGCAGCGTAGACCGACGGGATGATGCTGTCGGTGAGTTTTGTGTATGCGTCTGCCATTTTCTCGTTCCGTTAGCTGCAGCTTCGAAGCGTCGCCCGATTACTGCGGGTTGCTGGGGAAGTACAGGTTTACGTCCACGCCTGCTTCCTTGGCTAGCCTCTTGGCTCGTTCGGGGTCGGTTTTGGCCATGGCTGACATCGCGTCAACGTCGCGGGTCTTGAACGGGTTGCCCCCGCTCACCGCGTCGCCGGCGCCGATCTTGTCGTCCCTGAACATCGTCTCGCCGATGACGTTGAACGCCCGAGCGATCTGAGGATCGGTCAAGCTGCCGTCGGCGAGCAGGATGCCTTTCGCCTTGTAGGCGTCGACGAGGCCGAGTTTCTTCATCGCCCGGTCGGCCAGCTCCAGCTTCTGCTTGAAGCCTTCGCTCTCCAGCGGACCCCAGTCCTTCACGAGGTCGTCGTGCGTGGCCTCGACCTGCCGGGCGATTTCTGCAACCTGCATCTTCGCCTGTTCGGCCATGTAGCCAGCAAACTTGTCGTGCATGGCCTGCGCCTGCGAACGGGTGAGCCCGGCCTCCGCCATCCAAGGCTTGGATGCTTCGGCCAGCTCCTCGTTGTAGGGCAGGTCTTCCGGGTAGTCCTGCGGACGCTTGAACTCGATCTTGCCGGGGTCGGCAAGCGGACGCCGCTCTTCGGGGAGACGTTCGTAGAACTTGTCCCACTCTTCCTTCGGAGCGTCGGCCGCAGGCGGCGTCACCACGGTGCCCATCCTCTGTTCGAGGCTGTGCGCTGCCGTGACGACGTCGTCGACCGTCTTGTAGCCCTTGGTCTCGACCCACTTCCGGGCGCCTTCGTCCTGAAGACCGGAAAATGGATTGTCAGCCTGCGCGGCGGACCCGTTGTCCGCGCCGGCCTTCGGCACTGCGGGGGCGCCCGCCGACTGACCATCGTCAGCCACGGACCCTGCGTCTGCCTTGTCTTCCACTGCCATGGAAACTCTCCGTTAAGCGTTGTCGCCCCAGTTCTCCCACAGCAGCGTGATCGTGCCATTGACGGCAATCGTGCCGTTGCCGAGCACGTCGGTGCCGGTGGGGAAACCGATGTTGAGGTACGCGTCCTTGGCGGTCGCCGTGCCGTCATGCGTGGCAGCCGCGGCGACGTCGGCCGCCTGCGCGGTCGTGTAGGCCGCCGCGGCGCCATCGAGCGTCTTGTCCTGCTTGGCGATGACGTCGACCATGGTGGTGGCCAGCGTGACGTTGGACGCCGCCGCAGTGCCGAGGGCCCAGTCCATCGCTGCGCTGGCGATGATCGTCGAGGCGCGTGTCGTGGTGACCGCGAAGGCCAGACTGGCCGTGCCGCCGAGCATCCTGATCTTGCCGGGGGCGAAATCGAACAGCTTCTGGCTGCCGTACTTCAGCGCGCTGGTGACGGCGATTTCCATCGCGGTCAGCGTGACCACGGTCCTGAAGCGGCCGTTGCCGCCCGTGGTGACCGCCTTGAGCCCGGCCTTCGCCGGCGCCGATCCTGCCTCGCGAGCCGCGGCCCGCTGAAGCGTTCTCTGAAGTCCTCGTGCCATCGCAGTTCTCCGTTCTTGGGGAGCGTTAACGTTCCAGCCTCGCGGCTGCTTCAAGCCTTAGCATGTCCTCTTCGCCAAGTCTAACGTGGTCAAGTATTCGCTGCACCACTTCGGCGCGCGCATTGCACAGCGCCGAGTGCAGCTCGAACCCATCGGGCGACTGCCGTCGCGCCAGCCAGTCCACGTAGCGCGGGCGGCGGTAATAGTCGAATTCGGTGGCAAGGTCGGTGAGCACCATCTCACCGTCCTCTATCGTGCCGTTACCGGAGAACAGGCGCTGGTACGCCTTCGCCAGCGCGAGATTGGCGGCCGGCTGCGAGCCAGCCGCCTTGGAACGCGCGAACGGCTTCTTCCCGATCATGGCTGCACCTGCGGCTGCATCGCGCTCAGCTGCTGCAGCATGCCGCTGTCACGCGCCTGCTGCAGCGCCGGCACGGCGTCCTTGGCGGCCTTGGCCATGCCCTGCATCGCCGCCATTCCCTGCTGTGACTGCTGCGCCTTGGAGCGGGCGGCCCGCATCTCCTCGACTTCCTCGTCGGTCCTGAGCAGGCGCTGCGGAGCGCGCGAGGCTTCCTTCTTGATCTTCAGGTACTCGTCGCCGTCGATACGATCGAGGATCGAGACGTCCTGACTGGCCGCCGCGTACTGCAGCGCGGCCTGCACGACTAGGTCGGCATCGCGGCTCTCGGCGGCGCGCCGCAGCACGTCGAGCGGGCTCGTGAAGACCGGCTTGACGCTCTTGCCGGCAAGCGACGCGGGCGGCAGGAAACGCGAGCCCTCGTCGTAGAGGCCTTTCGCCTCCAGTATCGACAGCTCGCGGTCGAGATTGGCGGCGAACCCGGATTGTATGACAGAGCCGGAGGGGCCGAGCAGGGCGCCCTTCTCTTCCTGCCTGATCAGCGCCTCGGTCGCCGTCATCTGCGGGTTCTGGATGAGTATCTGGAACAGGTTCACGAACAGCATGTCCCTGATCTCTTCAGCCCGCTCGTTGGCGTAGTTGAAGGCGAGATCGGGACGGTCGCCGGTGGTGATCGGCGCGATCAGCAGGCGGCCGTCCTCGCTCATGAGGCCGGGGTATTTCTCGCCGGGGTTAAGCACCGGCGGCACATCGCCAGCGCGGGCCCGGTAGGCGAGCGCCGGGTTCGATGCGTGCTGCAGCAGCCGCAGCCCGTCGCGGCGCACCGCGTTGGTCTCGCGCACGGTCGTCAGCGCGTCGATCGTCGGGCTGATGCCATAGGTGTCGCCCTCGTAGCGGCGCCAGTTGAAGCAGGCCACCGGGAAGGTCTCGAACCCGCCTTCCTTGGCGATGCTCTCTTCCTGCTCGATGACGTGGTAGGACGCGAACGGCGCGTCCAGATAGGTGTAACGGTCGCCGCTGCGGTACACGCGCCGCTCGTCGCGGGGCTTGATGCACTGCAGCAGACTGACCTTCTCCATCTGCTTCTGCGGGTCGTCGACGAGCTGCCTGATCTTGGCCGGCAGCTTGTCGTAGCCGAACATCTGGGCGCACTGGCGGGCCGTGCGGGTGTACTTGCGGTGGAACGTGTCGACGTTGCCCCAGCGGTCGCGGGCGATGTACGCCTCGGCCACCGGGACCGAGGCGTAGCGCACCAGCGTGCCGCCGAAGCCCTCCTCCGAGTACAGGTAGGCCGGGCCGTAGCGGACGATGTTGCGCAGCACCGACTGGGTCGCCGGCACGAAGTAGGAGTTGGCGAGATAGCGGACGTCCTGAAAGATGAAGTCGCGCAGCCCCTCGGCCCACTCCAGCTCCTCGCTCGTCTCCTCGTCGTTCATCTGCGCCGTGGTCAGGCCGTGCCACTTCTCCGACTGCGGGATGATCAGGCTCTCCAGCCCGGCCGCCAGCCGGTTGGCGGCCGAGTTGATAGTGTTGTCGTAGACCTTCGGCCCGCGCTGCACGGCGCCGCGCTCGGCCTGCGACGTGCGTTCCTTCTCGGCGTGCCCGCGGAACTGGTTCGGCGCGTCGGGGTCGCAGAAGTCGGCGACGATCTCCCACACCGCCTCGGCGCTGCGGCGGTCCTCTTCCATCTCGGTGTGCTTGGCGAGCAGGTCTCGCGCGGTCTGGTCAGCCATGTGTCACCCGCTTATCGCCAGAGAAATGCGCAGGTCGGAAGCAGCTGCCCCGGCCGTGGTGACGACCTTGAAGTCCAGACTGTCGTTCTGCGCGATGCTGATGTTGCCCGTGGCGGTGGCCGAGAACACCCCGGCGCCGCTTACCGTCGCCACCAGAGCCTGATCGACGCCGTTCTTGCGCATCGTCACGGTGTACGACTGGGCGGCCCCGGGCGCCGCCGTGCACGCGACGTACAGCTTGTAGGCGTTGCCCTTCTCCGGCACGGGGGCAGACACGATCTGCGTCGCTGCGCCGCCGCTCGGCCCCGCATACATGGTCGTGCCGGCGGCGACGGACACGTTCCCGGTGAAGTTGAGGTTGTACGGGCGGTCGTTGCCGAGCTGCCTCGGCATGTTGTTGGTAACCTTGATGTCAGTGCCGTTGTTCAGTATAGGCGCAGTAACGTACCCGTATAGCGAGTTGGCGTCCACGATTATCTCGGCACAGTTGTTGTCGAACGTCAGGCAGTACGGTACCTGAGTGACGCCGCCTGTCCATTCGAAGCTGCTGTTGTTGGCGACTATACCCATGTCGCAATCGAAGAAGTTTGCGTGGTTGTAGGTGTTGGTGGCCAGCAGCGAATTGGTGTGCAACGTGTTGTTCGAAAACACGAAGAAGCTGGTCTGCCCAATCTCTACGCCCGCCTTGTAGTTCGTCTCGAACCGGTTTCCGATGATGCGAGTGTAGTCACAGTCGCTGAAGAAGCAGCCGATGTCGTTGTTCCAGTGGTAGTTGCCTTCGTAGTTGCCTGCCTTGCACCGCGTCATCTTGGAGCCGACATTGGCTCGGGCCGGCGGCACGAGCGCGGTCGTGCCGAACTGGTTGCGCTCGATCCAGCTGTCGTTCATGTCCGTGGCGTCGAAGGACGCCGCGCCGG